CAGTGGTATCAACGCAGAGTACTCGATAATGCGGATGGCAATCTTGTTCTGGCCTCTGTCGGAACGACCTCCCATGCCAGTGGCTTTGCCGAAGGAGTGAATGTGATTGGCGCGGATGTGTCGTTCAGAATGGATGAACGATACAGTGAATATTCCCCGCACTTGTTTACCATTCAGAGTTTTAATGACTTCGACAGTCCCAATCAGGGCAATGCTTTCCCCTCTATTTATGACCCCGGCGTGCCCCGGTATCGGCCATTCTTTGTCATAAGCGAACAGTTTGATTCTCGTGGTTATCTCGCGCAACGTCGTGCGCTGTGGGAAATGCAGCGTCGGCGTGGGCGCTCCCAGGCTGTGCGTATCGTCTGCGATTCATGGCATGATAGCGCAGGCCAGTTATGGACGCCCAATATGCTGGCCCCCCTGCACCTGCCCTCGCTCAAGCTGCCCAACTTGAACTGGCTGATAATCGGCGTGACTTTCTTCAAGGATGATCGCATGGGAACCCGGACGGAGCTGGAGATGATGCCGCCAGAAGCCATGTCTGTAGAGCCCGCGACACAGCAGCCATTTGACTGGCAGGTAGCAGAAAATCAGGCGAACGGAACGGAGTATTAACATGAACCGTATCTATCGCTGGTTGTTTGGCCGTGGCCGCACAACACTGCCTGCGCGCGATGGCGGGGCCGTGCAGACTGTACAGGTCCGCCTGAGCCCCCAGGAATTGCTGGATGACCGCTCAGTTATTATCGCTTACGGCCTGATCAGTTCGCCGCCAGTGGGGGCAGATGTCTTGTTGGTATGTGGGTCAGGCGACCGCTCGGATAGTGTTGTAATCGCCCATAACCACCAGCAGTACCGCTATACCACCGCGCAACCGGGCGAGGCTGGGCTGCACAATGGCGTCTGTGGCAGTACCATACTGCTAAAGGCCAATGGGGATGTGTATATCAAGCCCGCATCGGGCAGGGTTGTTGTGGATGGTGGCGCAGTAACAGCCGACGATTTTATCACAACATCTGGCGTCAAACTCTCCGATCACACCCATGGTGGTGTGCAAAAGGGTGGCGACAAAACTGCAGGCCCACAGGGGTAAGCCATGGCTGATATCCGCCTTGTTTATGATAACACCAAAATGCACTGCGACTGGGTGATAACTGATGGTGATGTGGATACGGATGCGGATCTGGAAACCGCGGTTCTCTTCTCCCTCTTCACCAATGCCCGCGCGCCGGATGGAACCCAGCCACCAAACGGGTCTACGGACCTCGGGGGGTGCTGGATAGACAACATGGAAGGATATTCCATGGGCTCCCTGCTATGGACCATTGAAGGGGCAAAAAAGACTGGCAACAGCCTGCTAACCCATGCCCGCACAATTTGTGAGCAGGCCTTGCAATGGCTACTGGATGAAAAAATTGTCGGGAGCATTACGGTGCAAACCTCGTGGCTGAACGCTACAGCCTTGAATATCGGCATCCGAATGATCAAGCCCGATGGGTCCGATATCTCTTTCCGGTATGCGTGGGCGTGGAAGGAGCCTGCGCGTGCCATATCCTCAAAAAACCCTTTCTGAACTTCAGGCGTCCTCGTGGAGTGATATTGTCTCCAGCAATATCATGCGCGGCGTATCAATCTTCCCGCGTTCTGTTCTCAACCGCCTGTCATGGATGTTCTCCAATCTGGTCTGGGGAAATTATGACTATATTGGATGGTGCTACCGGCAGGCCGTGCCCTGGACAGCCGAGGATGAAAATCTGGACGCATGGGCGGCACTCCGGGGCATTTACAAAAAAGATGCGACGGTAGCCTCTGGCACAGTTCTTTTTTCTGGCTGCACACCGGGCGTGGAACTGGCTGCAAACACAGCAGTCTTGCGGGCCGATGGACTTTCCTATTTCACCTCATCCGTAGCTGTTGCTGGGTCAGATGGCATACTGAATGCTGAGGTCACTTGCGATACGGCAGGGGCGGATGGAAACTGTGATAACGGCACTGGCTTTGCTCTGCTCACCGCTCAGGACGGCATACCAGCCGCTGGTATTGCATCAGGCAGTTTTACCGGCGGCGCAGATGCAGAGCAGGATGGCCCGTTCCGTACCCGCATGCTCAAAGCCTACGCCGCGCGTGATGGCGGCGGCCGGGCAGATGATTACGTGGAATGGGCCACTGCCGTAGCCGGTGTAACCCGTGCATGGTGTAACCCCAACGGTGCAGGCTCTGGCTCCGTCGTGGTGTATGTCATGCTGGATAAGGCGCAGGCAGCTCATGATGGCTTTCCGCAGGGGAGCAACGGTGCGGCCACAGCGGAGCCGCGCTATACAACCGCCACAGGTGACCAGCTGGCGGTAGCCAATGCCATCCAGCCCAATCGGCCCGTCACGGCGCTGGTCATTGTTTGTGCCCCAGCTCCCTTCCCCATTAACGTCACGCTGGCTGACCTGTCTCCCAGCACGCCAGATCAGTTGGCAGACATGAGGGCCGCTCTTGCTGATCTATATGTGCGGAACGGCACACCATTGGGGATGACCATTCCCCAGAGTGACATTGAGGAAGCTCTGTTATCAACCGGGGCGTCCTTCACGCTTTCTGCACCGGTTGGGCCTGTGGTTGTTCCTCTGGGGGCGTTGCCCACTGTGGGTGTGGTCGCTTCAACATGAGTATCCCCAGCTGGTCAGCCAGCCAGATTCTGGAGCAGTTCAAAAAGACAATGCCTTTCGGTCGTGCATGGCCGCGTGAAGCAGGCACTGTCCTGGACGGCGTTTTATCTGGCTTCATGCCTATGGCAGAGCGGGTGATTAACGATGCGCGCTCTATCGTGCCCAACGTTTTCCCGGCAACAGCATCGTACCTGTTGCTGGAGTGGCAGAAAACGCTCGGTCTGCCAGATCCGTGTGCCGGCGCTAACCCTTCTATGGAGCAGCAGCAACGCCAGGTTGCTGCGCGCATGGGCGATGCAGGCGGTTCATCCATAGAGTATTATGTACGGTTTGCAAAAACACTTGGTTACACAATAACTATTACCGAGTTTTCAGCAGCCCGTGCTGACTTTCTGCGCGCGGATGATCCTGTTGCAGATGCCTTCTGGGATTACGTCTGGCGCGTAAACGCCCCAGCCACAACAGTAAATTACTTTAGTGCAGATGCCTCCTACGCAGATGAGGCGCTGGCAACATGGGGTGATGCAGTTCTGGAGTGCGAAATATCGTCCCGCGCTCCGGCCCACACCAGAGTTTTCTTTTCTTACGGATAAAATCATATGGTTTACCGAATAGACGACGTAACGGCAGTATCTGCCCTACCAGCGTTGCCGACAGATAACATTGGCGAACCTGGCTTTTTTACCGGTGGTTCCACAACGGGGCAGTCCCCTACCCGGGTGCGGTTCTGGTGGCTGAACATGGTGCAGGAGGAACTGATCAATATTGCTCAGGCCGCCGGTATTGTTTTCGACAAAACAAAAAATGATCAGTGCATTACGGCCATTAAACAGCTTATTTCTGGCGTGGCATCCAGTGCGGTGATGGGAACGCCTGGAGTGCTGGCAGACGGGGATGTGGCTGGCAAACTGCTGTATTACGCTGCAAGCCAGAAAGCACCTGTGTTTGTCTATGGCACAACTACTGTTGCGTTGGTCACAACCACGGTCTTGGGCACGGTCCTTCGGGGGTTTCTGCCCTTGCTTGGTGGCAATGTGACCGGCCCAATGGACTGGGGCAGCAAAACAGTTGCCAGCACCGTTACGCATCGCTTCTGGTCTGCCGGGCCGCCTGCTGAGGGAGACGCAGCGCCTGATGCCACCCTGGCCATTGCTGGCGGCACGCCCGGCACGGTCAACAAGGGCACTGTGGCACTCTCGGCCGGGGTGTTTGACCTCAGTGGTTCAGGGGAGGTTCTGGCTCCCGATGCTACCGAATTTGATGGCAAGCAGGTGTTGAGTGCAGGAGTGGCAGATAATCGTTATGTTCGCTCCGTGCCTGACCCAAACAGCACAAACAAGCGTATTACAGACATATGGAAAAATTCTGACGGCAGAACGGTATCGGGGGATGGGGTCGGAAGTAATGTGCTTGCCGGTCTGGCTGATACGTCTGTCTGCGGCGTAATACCCGGAGGATACTACCGGAAAACTCCACTAAAAGATGGGAGTGGTAAATTTTTCCTAGAACAGCATTTTGTCTTAACAGCCAGTGACAGTACAGCAGTTTCGTTCGGGATCGCGTTTTCTGACGCAAATGTAGTTATCGGATTAACAGGGACGCATGTTGGCGGGACCGGGACCGGGACAACATCGCGCATCGTTAATGTGGATAACGGAACAGTAACCGCGACCGGATTTGAACTGGACATCCGCTACATCACAGAAAGTGGAAACGGGGGGGATACTGTAGCTCATCCCGTTTATATCAGCGCATACGGAGTATTGTGACGTGTCTGCAAATTCATGGTGGTCAGAAAAATACCCGGCCCGTTACTATGCCTATGCGAATATGGCGCAACTGAGAGATGGTCATCCTGTCGTGGGCTGGGTGGATGTGAGTGAGTTTTCCGCCCCTCCTGCATGGTTACCTGATGCAGCAGATATGATTGCACAGACAGATGCGCAATGGGCTGAACGGAATTCGGGGAACCAGATTATCGTGTCCGGATCCGTCCAGACTTACACGCCCCCAAATGTTCCGGTGCCGCTGAAAACACAGGCCACAACCGCGCAGGCATGGATACAGCAGCAGGCCAATCTGGCATCTGCCATGGGTGAGGTCTTTACGGCTGATATGAAGGCGTATGTGAAAGCGATCGCCGCCATTGCCAGCGGCACCGACACCACCAGCACGGCGTTGCCTGCCCAGCCTACGGATGTGATGGTCGGGTCATGATCATATCAAAAATACCGGCCTGATCTCAGGGAACCTTTAATAATGGTTTTCTACAACAGACAATAATGTACAGGCAGGCGGGTAGTAATTACTCCTTTGTGCACGAAACCTGATCGTGTGCAAAGGACTGCCTGCAATGACTACTCCGCCTCTTGATGGGCAACAGATCAGTCTTATTTCACTCGACCGCAGGATAACTGCAATGGAGGCCATATTTGATATGGATCGCCAGAGCCGGACTGTGTTTGAAAACAACATGGATGCCCGGCTGGCTGCCATGGATGCCCGGCTGGCAGATATTCAGGAACAGAAGAGCCTTAGAAATGGAACATTGCGTGGCATTGTCCTGACATTATCGTTTTTCGGTTCCGGGGCTGGAACAGGCCTGCTGCTGATTATCAAAGCTCTGATCGGAGGCGCATCATGATCGCGCCCGGTCTGCATATCTCTCAGTTCAAACTGCTGATCATACGCACGACATTGCAGGAAATCGGCTTGGCTAGCGATGCCGCAGTTAATCTGTTGCTCGGTACGGCCCTGGTGGAAAGTGGTATTTATTTTCTACGGCAACTGCGGGGGCCAGCGCTCGGGTTATGGCAGATGGAGCCTGCAACACACGACGATTGCTGGCACACATTCCTGAATCAAAAAGCCGACCTGGCGCAAGCAGTCCGTCTGATAGCAGGGCGAGAAAGCCCGAGTGCATCACTGCTAATAAGCAACCTGTCCTACGCTTGTGCCATGGCGCGCATAAAGTATTTGCGGGCCCCTTCTCCCCTGCCCTTGGCTACCGATGCCACCGGCCTAAGTGCGTATCACAAACAATTTTACAATACGCCTCTGGGGGCGGCCGATCCGGCAAAGAATGCTGCGGCCTTCCAGCAGGCAATCAATGCGTAGCTGTGTGCTCCTGCTCAGCTCGCTCTCATCCGCCAGTTTGTCTGGCGCCTTACAGTAAAGGATAGCTTCATGGCTGACACGCCAGACAAGAAAACGGCAGTGGTCAACACTGCCAAAGTAGCGGGCATTGTGACCCTGCTCCCCAGCCTGTTCTCCACCCTGCCGCAGAATGTCGCGCTGATTATCTGCGCAACCATGGTGACGTGCGCGGCCATCACGGCATCCGTACCGGCCCCGACCAGCAACCGCTTCCTGATCGCCCTGTATCAGGCCGTGCGCGTGGTCGGTCTGGGCATCAAATACGCGCTTCCCTACGTGGCTACGCATCTGGTGAAGGCCGCGCCCGCTGCCCCGGCCGCACCTCTGGCTGGGCCCGGCTCCGTTATCACCATTCCCCAGGACACTGCGAAATGACCGACCTCTCACGCCGCAACTTCCTGCGGACCTCTGCCCTTCTCGGGGCCACCGCTCTGACGGCCTGCGCTGCTGTAAAGAACGGTAACATCACCACCGTCACGCTCAACACGGCCAAGGTGAAGGCTTACGGGCAGGCAGGCATTAACGCCATTGCCACGATCCTGAGCATCACCGTGATTGCAACCGCTATGGGCGCGCCTGCCGTAGCCGTGATCGAGACCGCGGGGGCAGCTCTTGCGGCCAGCCTGACTGCGTTCTCCAGCGCGACCAACGGCACGCTGACCATCACGTATGACGATACGAACTGGAAAACCAAGGTCGATACGATTCTGGTGGACCTTAACGGCGTGGCGACTGCTTTGCGCTCCGGCCTCACGGCGGCTCAGTCCACCGTGACGAACCCGATCATCAACACCGCTATCACTGCCTTCAATGCCCTGCTGACCGTGCTGGATGCGTTCATGGGCGTTCTGGGCATCAACCTTTCCAGCGTGACGGACACGCAGGAGGCTACTGCGCTCAAGACGCTGGCGGTTGCTCAGTGACGCCAGACAACGAATTTTTTGCTATCGCCGGGGGCGCGTTTGTCGGCCTCGGCACGCTCCTGCTGGCGCTCATATGGCGCTGGCGGGCAAGCGCGGGCAGCTTCTGGGGCCAGCTTACGAAAGGGCAGGATGATGCGGATTAAGGCGATGGCCTGCCTGCTGGCTCTCTCGGCCTGCGCCAATGTCCCGCTACAGGCCAAGCGCGATCTTGTCGGCATGGCCCGCTCGGACCTGATCGCCTGCGCCGGGGTGCCAGATAATGCCGCAACCCTGCCAGACGGCGAGGTGCTGCAATGGCGGCAGGACCAGCAGGTGCAGGGGCCGTTTACGATCAAGGGGCTGATGTCGCTTGAACTTGATCTGTCCGGCCACGGGACGTGCCACTTTGTCGCGCGGTTGCGACAGGGGCGCGTGACACAGGTGGAATACACCGGGCCCAGTGGTACGCTTCTGGGGCCGTACTCGGCTTGTCGGCCTTTGGTGTTGGCTTGTGAGCGGCAGGCGAAGAAAAACTAG